ACCACGCAGTAGCGGTAGCCACAACTTCCTCGACACCCACGCACCAAGAAGCAGCGCAATAGCCAGCAGGGGCGCAAAGGCCTTGAGGCGCATACTCTGCCACGCAGTGAGCTTGGCTTGGACTTCGACAACCTCGGTGATGCGGACGCTATCTACTCGCCCTGTATTGATAGTATCTACTCTCCAGCGGTCACGCCAGCGGTACACCTCTTTGACCTTGTAGATCGTGTCGCCCGCCATACGCTCGGTGAGGTAGATGCTGTCGTGTACGTAGACGCTATCCAAGCGCCAGCGGTCACGCCATTCTGTGCGGGTGCGCTCTACGGGGACGACCCGCACCTTCGGGGAGCAGGAGGTGAGGAAGTAGCCCAGCAGTGCAGCGGCTACAATAACGAGTATCGTCTCCCACCACTCTAATCTATTCGTTTTCATCGTAAATCTGTGTAAATGCTTTGTCGGGTAGCCACAGCTTGCTACCTTTGTAGGAGAGGCGCTGGGGCTGGAGATTGGCTTTCAGATTTCGTACTCATAGATCCTATCCAGCCCCGCCTCTCTATGCGCCCTGCCTATTGGTTGGGCGCTTTCTTTTAGGGCTGGGGCTGACCAGCCTCAGCCTCAGTCCGCTTCTTCTCCTCCTCGATCATCTTTAGGTAATTCTCGACAGTACTACCGATAGCCACATACATCGCACTTGCCGACTCGTAGCTTGGGACGAGGTACTTGGCCTTAGCCTTGTCGTCCTCGCTATTAGCATCAAGACCAAGGAGGGTGATGATGTCGGAGGTCATCGCTCTCACCCATCGTTCAGCACCGCCAAGCTCCGCTGAACCTCCACCTTCGCCGAGGATCGAGCAGTACTCTCCGACGTAGAAGAACATGTGATTGATAACCGAAAGGATAGCCTTGAGCTTGTCCTCGGGCATCTGCTGTACGGACAGCGAGCGGACGGTGTCCTTGAGCTTGTTGAACTCCTCGAGGGAGACGACGTCGCCAGCGGGTGCAGGTGTAGGTGTAGGCACTGCGGGGACTAAGCTCGCGAGCCACTCCTGGAGCGTCCCCTTGAAGCCATCCTGCACCGCCAGCTCGTAGGCGGACAGACCACGCTCTCCTCGGAGAGCCTGGAGCGCCTGCGCGGTGATGCTGTCGGTCGTTGCTTCGGTAGCGCTCTTCACGACATTGCAGAGCGGAGCTACGATCTCGTAGTCGTGGTATCTGTCGGCGTAGTCCTTATCGGGCGTGCGACCCGTGACGATCAGCGTATATACGCCAAGACCGAGCAGTCGTGAGATATCTGCCGTCACCTCTACCACCAGCTCACCGTTGGAGATGGTGTACGGGATCGTCGCACCCTGCGTCCCCTGCTCGCTCTTGACCCTCACGTGGAGCGCCTCGAGGGTGGTAGGATCGATAGCCTTACCCGATGGTCTGGCTACAAGAGCCACTCTGATGAGGGTGTCGTTTCCTCGCTGCGCGAGTGGGAGCGTTGCCGTTGTCTTCTGGCAGGCGTCCTTTCCAAATGCTTTCATAAAAGGTTTGATTACGTTGTGTGAGGCTGTTGGTATGTTAGCAGGGTAGGCGGAGGCCTCACGTCACCGCCCATCCTGCTGTTAGTTACTTTAGTCGGGTGAAGTTCTTTCCGTCG